TTCTCTTCTCCATTAACTTTTGTAAGTATACGGTAATTGTCGAGTTGATTTTCGTCAATCACACGTTGTGCGTCATCAATTTCTTCTGTCACCTCGGTTTCAGTTGTGTCTTCGAGGGGCGCCTCATCTGTATCACTTTCTTCATCCAGGAACTCTAAACCGTCATCAGTTGTCTGATTGGCCTCTTGCTCTGGTGCTTCTGGTGCTACTTCTGTGGCTGGTTGCTTTGGTTCGTTAACTGTGGTTGGAGCAGTTTCCTGGCTCTCCATCTCTTTTAAGAACGCTTGCTGGGTGGCTTCCATTGCTTCACGGTTCCCAGTTATGGGATTGCCGTTTGGTTGTTCTGCCATATTTTATATTCTCCTTAAACTATTTTTAAGTTTCTTATGTTATCGGCTTCATTGCCGTGGAGGCTGCCTGTCACCAGGCGTTGCTCCAAGTGGTTAACAAATGTGTCCACTATATTTACGCTATCACGTAACCTTACCAGACCCACACGGTCTGTATCTGTTGTTGCTGGCGCTCTTAGTAGTGCGTCAGTGTATGTCTGTTTTAACTCTTGTACGGCTTCAATGAAAATTCTGTCTTCAAGTATTGACCTGGCGTGCGCTGCATTTTGTTCTGCTTCGCCTTTACTGATTTTCTTCATTCATGCCCCCATAAATATTGTATGCGCCACCAGCAGCAATTGGTAATGCCAGCAGTCCACTTCCTTCGTTACGTATAAAATTACGTATAGCCTCAGCTGGTGTTATGCCTTCCTTTTCTGCTCTTTTAGCTGCCCTGGTTCTAAATAACTCCATAAAAGTACCCTGGCTTGTTTGGTCTACGCCAGTTCTGTCAGCTGCGCCCATCCATAAGTTTGCCTGGACTTGCGATGGCGTCATGTCTAATTCGTCAGCTAACTTTCTTATATATTCTTCAAAGGCTGCGTACTCATTGTCATTTGGTCTGTCTGTCCATACAGTTGGCTGGTCTTTAATTGCGTCCATTGGAACTACGCCGTCTTTCACAGCTTTCTTTGGAGCAAACACGTCCTGGACTTTGTCACCGACTTTACGTGACGTAAAATATTTTTCAGCTTTTGGATACTGCGCCAGTAACTCTTCTTTAAATTGCTTGCCTACGTCAGCGCTGTTTCCTAACCAATCTGGACTACCAGACGCCATTGCCATGTACCTGGTGAAATGCAAGTCAGCAGCAATATTAGTTTGATTGCCAATGAGACTTTGCGTAAAACCTTTTGGCTTTGGATTTTCTACCATACTTGATTTGGTTAATGCTACGCCAGGTTGCGTAGATCCTTCGTATCCACCTTGCACGTACCGTGCTGTAGCCATTTCTTGTGCGCCACCAGTTTTGTGTCCGAAACCTTCTGTTCTTGTTTTAGCTAGTATTTGTGCGTCATTTAATTTTGTTACGTCTTTTAATGCTTGCAAGTAAGTTTTGTTAGATCCTGGAACAACTTCATTGTCTAGCATTCTCTTTCTTACAAATGCTGCATTTCCAATGTTTGCGTCTACCTTTGATCCAGGTGACGTTGTACCCATTAAACTCATAAAGTGGCGCCAGTGTGCGTCACCATTCTTTTCACCTAATTCATTAACAAACCAGTCTCTTAGTTCTTCTGTGTTGTACCAACTGTCTCCACCTAATTCCTGGCCTCTTTTAATGTCCTTTATCATTTCAGCTTTAAACGCACTGTTTGGGGCGTCAATAGCTTCTAATGCTGATACCATTCTTGGAGGCAAGTCTTTTGGCTTGTAACGTAAGAATGTTAACTTGCTTCTGTCTGGTGCTGCGCCACTGTATTCTGGTTTACTGAATGGCGCTGCATCGTAAATGTTTTTTGCTTTTTTAGCTATGCCACCAGTACCAGATAATTCTGCTGCAAGCATTAACGCTGGCAGTGTAGCGCCTTTTAAATTACCTAATCCACCAGCTTGCTGTATGTTCATAAATTCCTGGGGAGCGTTATACAATGGAGATAATGGCGTGTAGTCTGCAAAATCCATAATATTTTGCGCCATTAGTTGACCAGATCTGCCACCCTCAAATACATTTTGACCTAAAAAATTAGTTATCTTTTCTTTAAGTGTAGTGTCTCTTGATTGCAGTGCTGGCATTGGATTGTATGGCGTGTACTCACCAGCTTGCTCAGTTAGTATTTCTGTTAGTAGGCCTTTTACGTTTGGACTTCCCATTACTTCATACCAGCTATCTTAATGTCTTTTATGTAGCCTTCACGCTTAATATCCTGGTCTTCATCCATACCAGCAGCTTTTACTTCAAGCTCCTTTTCTTTTAGTTCTAATGCTCTCTCCCTTAACTCTAGATCCTTCTGTGCTTTTTCTGCGTCTAGCTTAATACGTTGTAATGCTGTAATGCCTTCTATTCTGGCTGCCTCAGTTTGTGCGTCAGCTAATTGCTCTTCTGGTGTTTTCTGAGGTGGCTGAGATTGCGCCATTTGCGCTGCTTGCTGCATTGCTGGCTCTGGATCTGTAAAGAACTTTTCAGCGCCTTTGATACCCATTGCGTCAGCTTTTGCCAGGGCAGCTGCGTAAACATTCTTAGGATTGACTATCATGTTATCTGCGCCACCCAACTGGAATATGTTTGCCATATCCTGGATAAGCATTGACGTCATTTGTATTTGTCTTTCCTTATTGCCAGCAAGACCCACGTTAACTGATAAATCTAAGTCATTATTAAATTTTCTTGGGTTCATTTGAACAGCTGACCCTTTCAATCTAATCATCATTTCTTCGTCATAGTGTAAGGAACCTAGCTTGCATATACCTTTGACTAATCTCTTTAATCCTGTCTCAGCGTATGTCTGCGCCATTAACTCTAATCGTGCGCCAGCTGCGTCCTGGTTAATACGTGCAGCAGTAGCAGTTTCATTTTGTGCAATAGTTGGATCCAGTGTCATTGCCATTTGACTGACGCCAGTTCTTTGCGCTCTCATTTGCTCTAGCATCTGCATCATAGGCATAGCTTGCTTGGACACGTCACTGATTGGTAATTCTCTTACAGCGTCTAATGACTTTGCTCTTACAATGCCACCCACTTCTGCTGTTAATAGATCATCTATATTTACCTGGTTATCGACTGCCAACATTCTTGGTGACGTAGATAAGTAAAGGCTATCCATCATTTGCCTAAGTAACGCAGTGTGTAGTTTTTCTATTTCAGTTGCCAGTGTCGCAACACCTAAACCGTATACTCTGTGTGGGAGCATAATAGGTGAGAATAACGCAAACGGTATTTCATTGACTTCTTGTATGTCAAGGATCTCCATTGCATCGTAACCACCAGCAGTGACAATCTTTAACAGTTCAGCGTATTCGTCACCGTCAGTGTCTAGTCTAATGTAATGCTCAATAACGTAAACTGTCCTGGAGTAGGGGTCTACTGTATCTTTTTTGTCATTGGCAACATTTGTATCGTCAAATCTTTCCAGGCGTTCATCAGTGTCGTATTCGTCAGCACCGTATGGAATGCTTAATACTTTTTCACTGTCAAAACCCATAGCAATTAGATCTGATACGGTTTTCCTTACTCTGTGTCCTAAGTATGGACAGTCATCTAAGTTCATGCTCCTGGCTTTACGTGAAACCATTATTTCTTCTGGTGGAACATTTTCAATTTTTATTTTATTTCTTGGTTTAGTTTTTCTGCACTTAATGTCATGTAATTTTGGTTGCGTGTAATCTACAATCTCACCAGCTTCATCCGTAATTGGTTCTGGAACAGCTTCCTCATTGTCTCTTGATGTATGCTCAACAACGTCACTAACAAAGTCTAATTCAAGTGCAGTCAACTCTTCGTCAGTCAAACCTTCATAGTATACAACTTCAGTGTCTACTTGCGTGTCATAGTAATACTTAACAGCGCCCATATCACTTATAAGAGCGTCTTTAACCCAAGTATGTATAATGTTAAATCCTTCGTTTTGCTTCTTTAAAACGTGGTTAGAAAATAACGTCATCTGGTCAGCTAATTCTATGTCATCGTCAGCGACAGGCTCAAATTTAACTACGTCATCAGTTGAGTAAAAGACACGCATAAAGAACGGCATTACGCCTTCAACTGTTTCCAATACGTCCCTGGTAATTACTTGTGACCGTCCAAATCTTTCGTCACCAATTAACTCGCCTTCGTAACGCTTTAAATTTTCTGTACGTCTTTCAATAAGTTCATCGGCATCGTAACCAATTGTGTCACGCATTTCAGCCTTTAATGATCCTATTATTTTTAAGTCATCCATTACACTATCCATGAATTGTCTATGTTTGGTTTACTTCCCCAGTCAGTGCCAAAGGATCCACCAGCTGGTAGTCCCATTGCCATGTATCGCACAGCATCTGCTGCGTGACTTTCCCAACCGTGGAAGGGTCTTGATTTTAATGTTCCTAGTCTTTGATCGTATTCTGCTCTGTATTGTCTGAGCGCTTGTATTAGTCTGTCGCATTTCTTTTGGTCTATGTAGACCCTGGATAAAATGCCTCTTACAGCGTTGATGCCATCCTCTACACTTTCGTTAGGCAGTATCGTGGGATGTATTCCAAATGACTGCAATGTCTCTAGCCTGGTACGTCCAGATCCTAATTCCCTTACTTTAATGTCGTGTGGGAGTATGTGTTCGCCCCACACGTATGGTTGCTCTTTAAGCCATTTAAAGTAATGCTGCAATCCAACGCCAGAACTTTCGTAGTAATCTATTATTCTGACTTCCCTACCTACCAACTGAAAGCACACAATTGCAGTGGCATCTGATACGCCTAAGTCCCAGGCAGTGTGTACTGGCACTGCTGCTTCATACGGTACAGAACATATTCTGTCATCGTCTGCCATTTGCTGTAACTCATCAGCGTAGTAAGCGCCAACAATAGCAGCAGAAAAACTTGTTTCAAATTCCTGTTGGAAAGCGTCCCTGGACATTAGTCGTTGAGCAGCTTTTAATTCGTCTTTGTCTATTATGTTTGTTTCACTGGCCTTAAATCTAACGCCTAGCCATTCTGGGTCTTCTTGCTCTGTAGCGTATCTAAACAAATCATAAAACGCATTGTGGCCTTGTGGAGTAGATATAAACCAGGCGCCACCTTTTCTGTCTGCTAGCATTGGTCTGACTACCATTGTCCAAAAGTTTGGAGGCATCATTGCAACTTCATCCAGTACAGCAAAGTCACTGTATTGGCCTCTTAACTTACCACCGTCACCACCACCAGCTTCTGATCCAGCCAGTTGTATTCGTGCGCCATTGGGAAAGTCTACACGCAATTCACTTTGATTAAACAATACGCCAGGTATATCCTTGCAAAACTCCATGCAGTAGTCCCAGCTAATTAATTTAGCCATCCTGTAAAATGGCGCTATGTAGTGTCCCCTAAATCTTTCCTTCTTAGAACTTAACGCACGCTTTACCAGTTCATTAATAGCCATAACAGTTTTGCCGAAACGTCTGTGTGCGCATACAACGACAAATCGTTTTTCAGAGTTATGTATTTCTAGTTGTAGTTTCCTGGGGGCGTATTCTATAACTATTTTTTCGGTGACTGCCATGTAAAATCAAATTTCATTGGACTGTCATCGTTTCCTTCATGCGTTATACGTTGCATGTCTGGCATAGATTTCTTTAATAGTATGTCTATAGATCGTATTTCATCGCTGGTTAATGGGTTCTTTAATAAACCTAACGCATTGTTTTCTAATCTTTTTAAGAGCATACTAGTTTGGATTTTTGCCCTGTGTTCGTCTGTTAATTTTAAGTAGTTTTTGCGTGCTGCCATTTCCAAGTCCTTTTAGGATTGTTGGGTTAGTGAGGGGGAGCGTTAATCCCTCACTAAGAGTTTACGTCCAGGAGGCTAGTTTTTGTTCCAGCCACTGGAAGAATTTTAATCGTTGTTTTTTTACTTTTGGGTTTTCTTTATTCATAAAAGATCCAGAGTAAATGGCCTTGCCTAATTGCTCATTGGGATCCTCTTTAATTTTTTTGGGTCTTCCTCTTTTTGCCATAAAAGTCTCCTATTTAAATGCGCCAGTCAGTCCAAGTATTGGTGGTTGCTCCATATACTCTTTGCCCACTCTGTTTAATGGATTGCCACTGATAATACGTTCCATGCGACTGCCAGGCTCGTAAAACTTTGTGAATTGGTCTACTGGATTGTCTGGTCTTTCAAACCGTCTTTTATCAATGCTAAAAAATCCTGGTATTCTTGTTTCACCTCGTCTGGCTTGGACGGCTCTCGCCACTGCTTCACCTAATATATTTTGGTAAACTGGAAAACTTTTTATGTAATCGCCATCGTATCCAGATACGCCAAAATTTTCTTTAATAGTATTGTAGTATTTGTCTGCATCTAAATAAGCTTCGTAATCGGCACGGTCAGCGTCTAATGCTTTTTGTAAGCGCTTTATATTGGCGTCTATGTTTTTAGTTTCCATGTTCATTAGACTTTGTGCGCCTGGATTGTCTCTTGCTATTAAGTCTGCAAGTTTATTAAATGCCATTTGATAGTAAGCGTCACGCTCTGCGCCAGGGTTTTTGGGTGGCGCTCCTAGTTCACTTCTTATATCATCTGAGTATCTGTAAAACTCACCTTGTTTTCTTAATTCACTTGGTTTTATGTTACCTTTTTTAGATTTGTCTTTGTATTGCTTAATTAGTTTTGCTGTTGAAAGATTTTTTAAATCTCGAGAATTTTCTATAAATGCATTGTATGGAACAATTTTGTCTTGCACTGCCTGGTAAGCTGGACTGTCAACTTTGTTTAGTAGTGGACTGTTTAAATTCTTAGAGAGATTGCCTCCAGGACTTGGCATATTTTCTATAGCGTCAACGCCATGCTGTAATTCGTGTATGGCAACGTCTAAAATTTCATCTTTAAATTCATTAAATGATTTTTGTACAGTTTTAGTGTCATCATCTATAAGACCGTGTGACGGTAAACTCTTCATATTTATTTTTATTAAATTTGTTTTTGGATTAAAGCTAGACCCTCTAGTCGCATCATTAACAAACTGGACGTCTATATTTTTTAATTGTGGGTAATTTTTAAATAATTCTGGATGGTCAATAACTTCATCCATTTTATAGATAGGCGTGTTTTGATTTGCCTTTACAATTGGAACAGCGCCACTGCTGTCAATAACTTCTACACCGTAATCTGGATTAAACATTTGCTTTAGAGTGTCATCGTCTAATGCATTTTTCATGTTACGGTCATCAATTTCAAATCTAAGTCTGCCGTCACCTAACGTAAATAAACCAGTTTCCTTAAATACAGCGTCTGGATCTTGCTCTGCTGCTTTAACCAGGTCTTTACTGTCTGGGCGATTAGCAAGAGGGTTTTCCATTATGTTTTGTACTACTTGGTCAAAAGGACTATCAGTGAGAGGTTCCTTCATTAAATTTTGATTAGCTTCTTTAGCACTGGATCCAGCAAATATTCCCAGTGTCGCACCACCAGGATTAAATAAACGCCCTCCTAAATATCCTCCACCACCTTGCAGCATTCCCAGTCTTGTGACACGGTCTATAGTATTTGGGTCACTTGGGTCTAATTGACCTGTCATTCCTAACTGTATAGTCTCACCAGCGTCTTGTAGTTCATCTAACAAACCGACAATCATTCCAGGCATAGCAAATTTTCTTTCGCCTTCTGACGTAATTCTAAACGGTAGTATTGCGCCTCTGTATTGATCGCTATTGTCTATGTTGAATAGTCCCATGATTTTCCA